TTATTGGTTATTCTTGCGATACCAAAGGCATCATTATTTGGATTTCCTGTTGGTGATGTTGAAATTGAAACTATAGGTGCTGTACTATACCCATATCCATCATTATTTAAGAATATTTTACGAATATATCCAGTTCCAATAGTTGCTGTTGCAGTTGCTGTTCTTCCAACTCCGGTCAATAATAAAGTGCTAATATATCCCTGATCTTGAACTTGAGTATCAATTTCTTCAATAGTAGTATCAATAACTTCATCTTCATATTCAAATAGTTCACATTTTATTTCGTAAACATAATTTTTACCTAGTTGATAAAATGGTTGTTCATGCTCTACAAATTTAACTTCAAATATTCTTTGTCCAAGCGGAAAATATACTAAATCACCTTCTCTTGGTCTAGTTGATAATGTTATTTCTTCTCCACCTTCATCTGCCGCCAAAAATGGGGAAATGAAGTCTTCAAATCTTTCTTTCGAAATAATAATAGTTAGTTCATCTCTCAAACTCATTCCAAATTTAGTTAAGATATCTCCTGCCCCACTATATCCTTCATAAGTTTGGACATACGCTTCAATAGCATAATTATCATCAAATTTAGAAGATTGAATTTCTTCAATTATAGTTTGTTTTCTTACAAACTTTCTAGGAATGTATGTTACCTCTACACCATAAATTTTCAACTGTTCATTAATTAAATCTTGAACAAGTCGCTGTTCGCTTGGTGATCCTTGTAGGAAGAAGGGATTTAATGCCATTATCCAATAAAATCATACGGAGGAAGTTCGTGCTCTAATGCCATTACTTGCTTAAGTTGTTCTAGTTCTTTTTCAGCATCTTCATATATTTCTCTTCCATTAAGTTCAATTCCTCCAGGAAGTTTGACTCCTCTAAATTTAATAAGATTTTGCCCCCATTGTCTTTTTATTAATGAGGTTAAATATTTTTTGATGAAACTATCATTCCAAACTTTATTAAAGTCATTTGGATTTAATGCTCTGTAACAATCAAGAACTAGAAAATTTCCTTCATTTTGTGCTCCCCAATCAATATCAAGATATAACCTACCTTGTCTCTTATTAAATCTTAATTGCTTATCAGTAGTTAAAAGGAAATCAATATCTTCCAAATAACTTTTTACCATTGCATACTGTAAAAGTTCAACAGAGTTGAAGTAGTAAAGATCATTTAAGAATAATTGATATTTAATACTAAACATTCCTCCAGAAATGGAACTAGTATCAAACTTAAATACTTTTTCGATACCAATTATCGAATCTGGAACTTGTATATAATTTCCAGATTCATACCAATTGAAGGATAGACCTGTAGTTGATGTTGCAGTAGTAGTCGTAATTCCTGGACCATTTGGGGATGGTGCAGATCCTCGCTCAATATCTTCTTCGGTAATTCTATATTTTAAGTACATTCTTTCAACACCATCAAAGTGGCGTTCTTGGAAGTACTGTAGGGCGTCATCAACCAAATCGTCCACTTGGTCATCATCTACGTTAATTTCCAACACAGGGGCACCTAGACGCCTTAGACAGTAATCTATGAGTTGTTGTCTGGATGCTGGTTGTGACATTTTATGATTCCTGTTTTTTCTTTACAAGTGCATCATATTTTTCTTGAAGTTCAAGATTAGTTTCTAATAGAGTAGTCTTTTCCTCATTAAAATCTTTCGATAAAGTCTGAAGTTTTGCTTCTAAAAGAACATTGTCATTGGTTAATTGAGAAATTTTTCTATGATATAAAGTAACTAATACATTAATATCAACTTCACCATTATTTTGTTGCATAAATTAGAAGGTTCCTCCATCTAAAGTTGATGTCCAAGTTGGTTTATTAGTATATATGGTATTAACAGTTGTTGGAATTATTACCATGCTAATACTATTTTTTAATAAATTATATGTATTAGTAAATGTCCCTTCAACTCCAACTAATGTAATAGTTGATGCAGTTACTCCAGTTTTTACAACACCATAAGCACCACTAGTCTCTTGAAGAATTAAATCACCTTGACTTACTGTTACGGAACTACCAAAAGTCAGAGTAATTTCAGTAATCGCAGTCAATACTTGCTTTGAAGTTATTGTTGGTGATGCTGGATCATTAGTTGAAGTTTGTAATCCATTAACATCAAAGTATACTACACCGTTAGTGCTGTAGTCTCCAGTTTGATAATAAATTCCTTTAATATCAATGAAACCTCTAGTTCCAGTTACAACACTATTTGAAATAGTTGCATCTGGAATATATGTCCATGCTCTAATAGTTGAACTACTACCAACATTACTTCCATCAATATAACCAAAAAATCCACTTTTATTGTCTACAATTCCCGAACCAGTATTATAATTGAATGCAATACCGCGATCAGTATTTGTATCGTATGCGTGAGTAACTGTTAATTGAACACCAGTAGAAATACCTGCAGTTGTAGCACCATTAATAGTAATTATTTTGGTTATAGTATCATAACCAGTAATGGTAGTAATGCCCGCATTTGGTAGGGATGCACTACCTTGAATAATGTCTCCGGTATTAATTCCTATTACAGAATCTAAAGTAATAGTGCTAACACCAATAACAACTGGTGACATTACAGTGCGAACACTTGTAACATCACCTAAAGTTATAATTGGATCATTAATTGAAACTTCAGTAGAGTTGACTGAAGTTGTAGTTCCATCAACTTGTAAATTTCCTTTAACTACAACAGTTCCATCATTACTTAGTCCATCTGGATATGGATCAATATAAAGAACATTTCCATATCCTGGTAATGTTGAGATTACATTATCTTTAATCTTTATGTTGTCTATAACTGCTCCACCAGTTACAGTTACTACGCCGACAACATTTAGAGTTCCACCTACATTAAGGTTCTTCTCGATACCAACACCACCTTCAACAACTAAGGCACCGTTATCTTTGGTATTGGATTGAGTTACATCTCCAATATTAATTGCAACTCCATCAGCAAATGCCCAATCAGCACCTTCAATCTCAAATCTATTATCAGTTGCCTCATCATATCTAAATTTTACATCTTTATTATCACCAAAACTTAAATAAGTATCATCGACAATATTAATTTCTCCAGTCCCATTGGGATTGAAAATAATATCTCCATCAGTATTCGTAGATGATAAAGTGTTAAGATCTAAACGTAAGTTATCAACATTCCACTGATCGACTTTTCTATTATTATCGAGAATGACAACAATTCCACCATCTTGATTTCGGGTATTTGTTACCCCATCAATAGCACCAGGTTGGTGCTCCATCATTGAGGTATAATAGTAACCACCAACTGGATTTACATTATTACCATCGTCACCCAAGAACATTCTGTCCTTGTATTGATTTGTTCCGCCGTAACTACCAATGCCAGTTACATATGCTAGTTCACCCCAATTTAGACTGGCAGGTTTATTTGTTCCAGCAGATCTTTTGATCCTGATAATACTTGCCATTTTAGAAATTTCCCCCGTTGATGTCTAAATTCTGTGTGCTTCCAGGTGTTAATGTTAATGTAGCATCCCATTTTTTAGTGGATCCATTATATACAAGAACCATTCCATCGAGTGGATTATTAATATTGACATCAGTTAGTTCACTTAAAGCTAAACCTTGAGCTCCAGCCAGCGAAGATACAACTTTAACAGCGTTTTGTTGCCCTACCCTAACTTTAATCTCTGCCATCTATAAAAAGGATTTTCAGGATCTAAAATATATTTATATTCAAGAGATTCCAATAGTTTTAACAACCTCTTGTTGTCTAAGATATAATTTGCAATATATCTTAGCAAAGTTTTTAAGTTGCTCAAATTCTAATTCATCGATGAATCTGGAATGTTTTTCATATTCAAATAATTTATCAATAGTCTCCAGTTCAATTTCATTTGGATCCATTAATTAACTCCCTCAATAATATTTTAATTTCACTAATATCTTCTTTCATTTTATCAATTTCATCTTTTTGCTTTTTCTTTTCACTTCTCATTTTAATATATTGGGTATATCCAAATGTGTCATAATTTACAACAGCACCTGAATTTTCATCTCTGAATAAATTTTTATCACCTTCAATTGGTATCATTATGCTAAAGCAATTATACGAAGATCTTTAAATTTAGGAGCAAACGATTCATTAGTTGAACTCATTACGATTTTAATTTGGAATCCGGTAAATTGATCTAGTTCATCAGCAGTAAATTGATATTCTAGAAATTCATTATCTCTACTTGCTCTTACAAAAGAATCAGATCTTCCACTATTTAATGCGGAATTAATTACTTTATCTCCATAACCATCACCATTAGTATCAATTAAATTATCATATCCAGGGAATAATATGAAAGATTGATCAATTTCACTGGAATCGGATTTAAACAATTTATAGAGAACTCTAAAATCAGAGAAAGATGATCTATATGAAGAAACTAATACTTTCAACGAAGTTGCTGGTTGAGCAAGATCAACTTTTTTGGAAATATAGACTGAACTATGTGGATCTCCAGAAGTTAAATTAACTCTTCCATCAAATGCATAGTTTTTAACCGGGTTATTGACCTTATTTCTTCCAAGAATCATAAAGGCATTTTGTAGATCTAAAACTGGAGATAAATTTGGATCATCAGAATTCATTCTAACTTTTAACGTTAGAGATTTACTATTTGATAACCTTGCAATTTCATTTATTTCTGAACATACTAATCTGGGAGTAGTTGTGAAATTAACCTTATTAATTTCAATTGCATCAGAACCTTGATTAATAAAGGAAGATTCATTTCCACCAGCACTTGTTCCAGAAACTGTTATCATTTGAGCAGAAACTGTAGTATTTTGTCCTGGAGTTATGATATTAAATTGTGGAACTATGGAATTAAATTGATAATTTTGCGATGCTGAAGGAGCATTTTCGGCATCTAGGAAACTTCCTGCAAATTTTTCATCAGCAAAACTGAGTTGATCATCTCCAGCAGATCTTTCAGGTTGTCTATCAAATGCCAAATAATACTTATCAAACTCCTTAATATTTTGCAATTGGGCATTATTTATCGATGCCATATTATGAGTAGTATTAATTTTTGTCAGTGAAACGCCATTTAATTCATACTTATATGCAATACTACCAGAAACATGGTTTGTTATTAGTGTTCCATCAACACCCCTAGTACTAATTCCAAGAATACCTGATCCAATACTATCGTAATAGATAATTTCATTATTGACTTTAATATAACCTTTAGAAGTTGAAATTCCTTCAAATGTTGCAAATGATACTGTGCTTGCTAAGGAGATAGAAGTGGAATTGATATTAAGAGGGGAAGTTAACACTACAGGTGGAGAATCTGGTAAAATATTTTTAATTTCTACCAGATTATTTGAAGCTTGCATTCCGTGATTATATTGAGTAACTTCAAAGACATTTCCAGAGTATAATGGATCAATAACTGATGAAGTTCCTCTAATATCAGTATTTGCTACTGCTACACCTGTTGATCCATCGAAGTAGATCAAATCATGTCCGGAAGTGAATTGTTCACCTTGAACATTAGTGAGATATAAAGTATCAATTCCATTAATTGTTGATACTGAAATTATTCCATCTCTACCTTTAGTTACATTCGAAGTTGTAATACCCAGTACATCACCAACAGTATAACCATTACCAGTACTAACTATTGAAGCACTGCTAACAAAACCAGATGAATTAACTACAATATTTAATGTTGCACCTTGCCCAGATCCTGTAATCGGATATAATGGTACTGAAGAATAAGATCCAGTTGAATATCCAATTCCAGTATTAGCAATCGAAACTGTTGCTACTGGACCACCAATTTTTTCAATAAATCCTGTAGGACCAGCATTAACAGTGCCATCACTAACCTTTCTTCCTGTTGTAAGGATAGAATTCATAGTTGTAGTTGTTGTAATACCAACTCTCAGTTTTCTTGGAAGAGTCTTGACTGCATTATCTCTTAGTGGTTGAATTGTAGATTCTTCTACTCTTAATGGTGGATTATAGAAAACTACGTCACCAGAAGAACTAATAAAGTTTGCTTTGTATAGTTTGAATTTTAAGTCTTGATATTGACTTGCTGTCCAAATAGTACCATTTTGAGATTTAAATAGACTTCCTCCACTATATTGTTTAGTTACAACAACACTTTCGGCAAAGGGAAGATCTTGGGTTTCTATCGTCTTTTGACCCATAGTTCCAACCCACATCTCATACTTATCAGAAGTTGGTGCTAAAAATACTAAAGCATATTCAGTTCTAGGTTGTAAATATACTGGGGATGGAAAAGTAATTCTTGTAGGTACTGATGAGTCATTTGAAACATTAATATCATCAGGTTCAAGAATAACTCTTGCATAATCTTGTACTAACGCATTAGTAGGAGTTCCTAATTCTACAGTTCTTAATTCGACATAAAGTTTTTCATTAGGATCTTTAGATGCAAAATAAACATCTGCGGATGTTAAGAATGCTCCTGTTTCATCTACAGTAAAAGATTGTGCTAATGGATCCTTTCCTCCACGTCCAGGAGGTGGCGGTGGTGGTGGATTTCTTACTTCTACAATATTTGTAATCTGAGTCTGAATAACTCCACTTGCACTGTAACTAGTTTGAGCATTACTTCCAAAAGTAGTGCTTCCTGGAATTGGATTTGTATTTGTTGAACTAGCATTTAACTTAAATACTCTTTGTCCAGTTTTTAGTCTAACTAGAGGAGGTGGAGATTGATTTGGATTTCTAATAAAGAATGATCCAAGTAAATCACCAAATGTATCTGTTACCAATCTTAAATCACCAACATTAGCAACTGCTCCACTAGTTTTACCAACAAGTTGCATTCCAACTTGAATAAATCCTCCATATTTAGTAACTGATTCTTCTGCAAGAGAGAATGTATCAATATTTAAAACTGTTGATGATGCCGAATATGATGTAGGTAAAGTATTTCCTCTTGAATATGGATTTGCATTATATCTTACTGATGGATTTGCATAAGGTCCGGATTTGTGATCTGGACGAGCAATTCTACAAGAAAGAATTTTTGTTCCTCCAACAAAACCAAACACTTCTTCTCCTACCTGGAATAATCCAGAAGACATATTGATTTCAATAAGTTTTGGTATAATATCAATTGAACTTATATCATCGATGAAGGCATAATGTTGAGTTAATGGTTTTAACCCTCCAGATCTAAATTCAATATTTCTGGATCTCATATAAGGATCAACTGATGTTGTTACCTTAACAGTTTCAACATAATCATAACTTCTACCATCCATTTGACCATCAGTAATCGTTCTTCTATTTTCAATATAGATGTTACGAACCCAATTATCCGAAGCAGGATTTAATAAAATTTGCCCAGAATACTCAATTACATTAAATGGATTAACATTTTCCACTTCCGATGCTAGTGGTTGTTCAATCCATTTAGTTTCTTCATAATTTAAAGTTACAAGATCTCCAGTTTTTCTTACATTTGGATCCAGTAATTGAAGATTTTCTGAAAAATCGACAGTATCTGTATTGATAGATGGATTTAAAGCAAGTTGAGCTTTAAGTGACCAGAAATCTACAGGACTAATTAATTCATTATTTTCAATATCAACATCACATTTAACATCAGTATTTTCCTTATCGATCAGATCAGTATTTTTAAAGTCATCTACAAAAAATCCACTCTTAAATCTGGATAGTCCATCAGCATCCTGAACTTGTAAAGTTTTGGTGTTTAACTCTAAAAGGGAAAGTGAAGATACAATTTCAAGATTTTCAATTCTATCTTCTAATTTACCAATATCACGCATTGTGTATCTTCTATTATCAACTAGTGTGATAATTGCATCATTTGGATTGTAAAGATAAGCAGGAAGATTGATAGTAGCAATTTCCATTGCCTCTTCGATATTTAAAGGTGTTTTTGGACTATCAGCAGAGACACCTTTAATGACTGAAAATTCTCCAAGTTTATTTAAAACTACTTTATCAATTCTTGGTAAATAATAACTATATCCAATAAATGAACTTTCATCGGGAGTTATTATATAAGTGGATGGTAGGTTTACAAAACTCCTACTTCCAAAATCAAAAGGAGAACTTGTAGTTGAAGTGAATTTAACAACTCTCGGTCTAAAATCTAAAGTATCAGAAGATCTTAAACCATTTGTTAAGATTGGTACGTCCCCATTATATCTTTCATCGCCATATGAATTTACTGTAATAATATCCCCAAGATCATTTGTAGGAATATCATAATAATTAAAGATTATTAATAATTGTTTGGAAGGTGAAGGAGATTCTGAAGATCTAACAATTTTAGAGTAATCATAATATTGATCTTTTTGCCCCTTATCTAAATTAAATCTTTTGCTAATATCTAAGTAACTACCTAAAGTAATGACCTGAATATTTGAAATAATTTTAGATTCTTCAAATGTTACAGTTTCCCCCGATTCAAATTTTCTAGAATTTAAGTATACTATTTCTATTTCTGTAGAAGATGTTCGGGTAACTAATTGAGCAATTGAACCACTCTTTGCTCCAATAATCCTTTCACCCAGAATGGAATTTGTGTCTAAATTTAATCCAGAAACAAAAGTTAATTTATCTAAAATTGGTTGTGAATTATTTAAAGATTCGTAAACTGCAAGAACTTCAACTACATCGGGTAAATTTAATGAAATTTCTGGATCTTCTACTCTTAATCCATAATATTGACTTGTTGTAAGTCCACTAATTGATGTGGAAAAACCAGTGTTTGTTTTAGTAACGACTAATTTTTCACTTCTAACAAAAACTTTAGATTTATTCTGTACTATATTTTTTCGTAATGTTGCATTTAATGTTACGTTAGAAGTTTGACTTGTTTTTAATCCAGTAAATGTAATATTTGTACCATTTCCATTTATTACAACTTGATCAGAAGTTAAATCTTCTATAGAGGAATCTGAATAAAAAATTGAATATCTTTCAGAGTCAAATGCCTCAAAAAATGCACTAGTAATTCCAGTATTACTAACATTGACAGTTAATCCACCATTAGAATCCGTTGTTAGTTCTCTAACCTGAGTTGTAACTAAAAGATTTGCTCCAGATAAATCTACAGATGATATATTTTTAGCATTTAAAGGAGTATAAAGCGTTGCTTTATCCTGATTTTTAATTTCAGGATATCCAATACTAAATGTTGCATTTTCAGTTGAGAGAGGTAGTGCTCCATCACATATTCCAGATACATTTGGAACAGTTCCAAGAACCATTTGATTTCCATCACCCGAAATTGAGACAACTCTATTGAAAGTTTCAGTTACAAATCCAGATTTTTGATATCTTATAATTGAATTGGTTTTAATTCTTGAGAATGATTTTCCGGCGCAAGTAGCAATACCTGCCGATGTTATTGTTATCCTATCTGCAACACTAAACCCTTGAGCAATTTTTCTGTAAATTACACTATCGGCAACAAAATCAGTTTTGAGTTGTGGAGTGAGTGCTGTTGAATCTTGATAAACTGATTTTATATCTTCAGTCCCATATGAGAAAAAACTATTGATAGATCTTGAATTTAATAAACTCTCATTAATTAATATTTGTTCTCCGACAATAAATTGACCAGAAGTTTGACTTAAAGTTAAGGATGTGGAATTTGCTGCAGTTACAACATATCCAGAGGCACCACTACTCAACCCTCTAATATATGAAGTTGCTGGACATTGGGTAGCATTTAATGCTTCATTTAAAGTTAAAACAGTATATGTCTGAACATCAAATAAGTATAAATCCCATTCAGTTGTTGCTCCGGTATATGCTGCATCAGTAACACTAAATGAATATATTCTACCCTTACCAATTAAAGTTCCTGTTCCACCTGAAGTAGAATTTCTTCTTTGATTATAAAATTCTACAACATTTCCACTTGTATTAATACCAACAAATGGAGTTCCAACTACGTTATTGACTCTAAGAAGATTCCCCATTTCAAAGGGAACAAGTGATGTACTTATCGTTTCAGTATCTCTTGGTTTTTCTACGTCAATAATTGTTAAACTTTGAGAACCAATATCAAACCCTCTTACATATGCTCTGCCTGGAGATATTTTAACACACATCAAATTATCTGAAGGAGTATTTCCTTGTTCAGTTTTTTGATTTTCTAAATAAATTCCTTCATTAGAAATTCCATCATTTAAAGAATTTAGAACATCGAGTTCAAACTTATCTACCGAATAATTTCCAGATTCTTCAAAAGTTCTTTTTGCAAAATAATCTTTAATTGTAGAATATACAGATTTATCCTGAAGTTTTTTAATTTCTCCATTATCAATTCTGATAAGTTCTACGAAATTTTTGTCATCAAAATCATTTAAAGATTTTTTAGCTAGAATTGTACTAATTTTAAATCTGTCTGCACCAGGTGCAGCGTAATTAGAAAATCCTCTAGCATTATCAGTTAAACTCGAATCATCATCAGATGTAATAATTTCTTCAAAAATATTTAAACCTACTCTATATGATGTAGTATTTGAATATGCATCTAGAACTATTAATGATGATGGAACATCTACAAAGGTTCCTCTAATGAAATATACACCTTTACTTAAACCAACCGCAGATCCAACAGCAGTAGCATTAGTATCAAATACTGTGCATACAGTATCTCCAGAATTAATAGTTGTATTTCCGTAAGTTAAGTTCTCTTGAACAATTAAAAGTTCTCCATCTTGAAATTGAGATATTTCTAAATCTTCCCCAGAATCCAAATATTTAACATATAGGGTTATTTCCTCAACATTATCATTTGGAGGAATACTATACTTAGTAACAACCGCAACAATTCCGGTATTCTGACCTTTTACTCTTTTTCCTACTAATTTGGAGAGATATAATGAAACATCAATACCTAAATGATCTTGATTAATTTTAACTGAAAAATAATCTCCATCATAAGTAATAGATCCTGGAATTACCATGGATCCTTCTTTAAATATATGACTACCAAAAGATTCTATTTGGTTTTGTAGAATCGATTGTAATGTAGTTAATTCTCTTGCTTGTACAGGGTATCCTGGTTTAAAAAGAACTTTATAAAAATTCTTGTCAATGTTAAAATCATCATAATATGGACTTATATTAAGATTAGTTTTTTGTGGCATTTTCTAGAATTCCAGGATAATTTTAACGTCTTCTTTTTGGCGAGTATTTCTTGAGATTGTTGGACGATTATCCAAGTAAATAATCTCTCCCGATCTTTTATTTATCTCAGGACTCGCTAATCCATTTGTAAAATTTACACTTAGATTAATTACCCTATTTCCAGTTGGATTAGTGCTAATTCCACTAAATGAAGTATCAACAGAAGCAGAAAATCCGGAACTGGATCCATTTACCGGATTTGCTGATGATTGGAATGAAAAAACTTTAGATGATGTAGAAATTCCAATATAATCAGTTTGATCTAAAGTTGTTTGATTGAAATATAGGGATCTATCTTGAATATATTTAAGAACTTTTGTTTCTACATCATAAGAAGAAACATATCCTGTTGCTCTTCCTCCGGAAACCGTTTGAATTATTTTTTCACCAATTGTAGGTGTACCACTTATTGTTGAAAATTTGAGTGAATATACTGAAGAAAATTGACTATCAGTAAATGTAGCAGTAGATCCAATTGAAGTCGGATTTTTTACAATTCCAACTTGAGCAAATTTGGTGTCAATTGGAAAATCTTTTGTTGAATCATCAAATCTTGCATAGAGAAGAACTTTGTCTGTTCCTAATTCTTTGTATATATCAAATCCATGACCCTTTGATGGTGGAATAATTGGAATTAGTTCGGCAAAAGATCCTGTTGCAGAAGCATTAATAGATCCCAAATCCACAATTCCATAACTGTAACCACTTCCACCAGATGAAACTGTTGTATCAACAACTTTCCCACTAACAACATCGATTAATACTTTTGCTCCTTGCCCATCCCCAAGAATATTTACTTCTTGTCCAAGACCATTTGAATAATTAGAACCACTACTATCAATATAAACCTTTTTTATTTGATTATTATTAATACTAGAGTCTCCATTTTCTCTAACTGCTTGTATTTGTGCGTTTGTTGAAATTGACCAATCATTAGGAACACTTACATATTCAGTAGAGTCGAATTTTACGATATCTCCGGGAGTAACAGTAAAAAGGTATTTCCAAATATATCCATCTCCACTTTCACCTGCCTTTGAAGGTTCTAAGTCTGTAAATGTTGGTTCATCCTGTGAAGCATTTCCTACTGAGTTTGAACCAGATGATCCATTACTAATGCAAATATAAACTTTATAATCGGAGTTCATTACATAATAATTAGAATCATACAGTCTAGATGATTGTGTAATAGGAGAAGGTGAAGTTACACTATAATCCTGCCTATACATTTCATATCGAGTACCTTTTGCCCAATCGATTCTTCTAACAATCCTTCTAATATTGGATGATGTTACTTTTTTTCCAAATAACATCGTGTCATAAACATGACTCTGATAATTAAAATTATCAATAGGTGTTGGTGTATTAGAATCCCATGTGGTAGATCTACCGAATCCAACTTGTGTGGGATTCGGTAGACTTAAAAAGATATAATAGGAATTTACAGGATTCTCAACAGATTCTACAAAATTATTTGCATTCAGTATTCTAAACTGATCTGTTACAATTGCCGACATATTAATACTTTTTTTTCTATTTATACTATCCTACAATCTTTCTTATTGCACCAGTATCTCTCAATCCATATCCCTTTCTTTGAATATTTGCAAATGTTGATAATCCAGAATCAACCGTCAATCCGGTAACTCCAATAGAAATTGGATTTGCAGATCTACTTAAATTATAAAATCTTCCCCAAGAGAATCGACCTAGTAAAGATCCACTAGTTGTTATTCCAGAAATATTAGTTGTTGAACTTATATTTGTAATAATCTCAGCATTAGATCCATCTGGAATTAAATTATGAATATAATAAATGTTATCTAAACAAGTTGTACCAATACCAACTATAGAAGATTCTCCACTATCAATAGAGGTTACTGTATTACCAACTAAGGTATCGAAAATATAAACCGGATATCCAGTTGCTAGACCTACGAGTGATGGAGTATTAATATAAAACTTTAACGCTAAAGGATTGCCGTATATTCCAGTGGTCGTAGTTATACCAGTAATAATTCCAGAGAAACCCTCAACACCAGTAATATTTGTAACTAATTCATAATTTAAATTTGGACTATCTACAATAACTTGAGGTGGATTATTTCGACTATATCCAAATCCGGAATTTGTAATAGTAATTGGATATGCAATTTGCCCGTTTACAATTGAAACTGATGCAGATGCTATTGTACCAATTCCAACTCCAATTTGCTGAGGGGAGGAAATTTTAACAGATAATGTTGTTCCAATATATCCAGATCCACTATTAGTAATTACAAGAGATTGTATTGTTCCTCCAACAGAAACTACAGCAGTCATACCTGCAGATACTGAATCTGTTCCTTGAACAATCAAAGCTTCAAAATTATTAATAGTAGTTGAATAATTATCTTCTTCATAATTAAAGAATTTTGCATTATCTACAAATATTTCATTTGATATATTTGAAATATTTTTAATTATTTTTGCAGTCGGGTATATTTGTGGTTCAATAGAATCTCTAGATTTATAAACATAGTCTCCATTAATTATACTATCCACTTTTTGCTTTGTCCAACTAAATGGTCTGTAATTAATTTCATCAATTCCTAATCCAGTATATACATTAGTTTCTAATTTATCTGATCCTGGTATATTATCAATTCTTCTTATATCTTGAGTGATAGTTTCTGTATACAAATCATTTTTAAATACCTGAACAAGATCTCCAATTTTTACAGATTCATTAACATTAACACTAGCACTATCTACGTTTCTAGTTCCTCTATAGAAGAAAATTGAAATTTCATCTTCATTTATAGGTGCATTTGAGAATGTAAATGATGTACCACCTTCGAACTGATATGCTGATCCAGGTTCCTGAATTACTCCATTAATAAAAATGAGAAGAACTGAATTCAAATCAATATCTACAGAACTTGGATTTGATAAATCTTTTTCAAAACTCAATAATTGTCCATTGTAATATAATGGGAATCTAATTCTAGATCCATCTTGTAAATTTTTAATTGAATCGATATAATCCAGTTCACCAAACTGCCAGGATGAGAATGAATCAGTAAATGTATCAAGAACCGTCAATTCAAATTCACTTACTGGATTGGAAAGATTTTTATCTACTACTAGACCTACAGGTTTGAATACATCGCCAATCTGGAATCCATATCCTGGTCTAGAAATACTGAATGATGAAACTTCAAATAATGTAGAACCAATTCCAGTTGTTGAACTTGCACCAACATCTAAAGTTATTAATAAATTTGATCCAGTATCTGTAGTATTACCAATACCTCTTCTAGAAACTCCAATAACAGGAAGATTTTCATATGATGGTGATGAAATTTGGATAGTTGGATTTGTATATCCAGTACCTCCATATACAACATTGAAAGTAAGAGTCCCGCCAGCACCTACCGTTGCAGTAATGGTTGCTCCATATCCAATATGACCAATTTCAGTAACACCGATAGAAACAATTCCATTATAACCAGAACCAAGAATATCAGTTGTTCCTAAACCAACAGAAACAATAGATCCAGAACTCACTACAGAGGTCACAGAAGATCCTACAAGAGGTGCAAAACCCAATCCTGGTGTAGATCCTAAGGAAACAATAATTCCACCTCTTGGGAGTTGATTTTGATTAACATCAAAATCATTTTTAATGATGCTTCCATTGCTGGATGTAATACCAGTAAATACTACACTAGAAATACCAACAGATCCAAAAAATTCATAATTGTTTCCTGAATTATTTGTAGTAGTAGGTGTTTGGAAAATATCATTAATGAATAAAACTCCACTACCAGTTTGAATACCTGTAGTATTAATTCCTTGTACTTTTAATGTATATGTTTGTCCAATACCAGTAAACTGATCTGCTACATCATCGTATATTACATTAGTAGAATAATCATTTCTTAAATAAACTCTACCTGCAAAATTTGAAGTTGGGAAAGGAAGATTTGAAAAATCTCTCTTCACTCTACCACTACCTTTAGGTGGTGCTGTAAAATAAATTTTACTTCCCACAATATTAAATGAACCTCTATAAACTCTAACTTCTGCAGAATCAGTGTGAGTTGTTACTGAAGATCCAACAAATCCTCTTTCAACTTGAACAATTGGTACAGATCCTATTCCAGAAATTGGACCAATACTTGTTGTTCCTAATCCAACAGAAACTATATTCATATACTCATGATCAATTTTAATCAAATCCTTTGGTTTTAATGTAGAAATACCACTTAATGCAAAATAAGTTGTACCAACGCTGATTTGTCCACCATTATTTTCTAGTTTATGTGAAATAGGTGTAAATGTTATTGGTTTTTGTACTACACCATCAATAGAAATAATTGATTTTTCGAGTTTCTTACTCATCTCCAATTCATGAACATTTCCTTGACCAAAAGAAGTAAATGTAACATAAATGCCCGCTAAAGCATAATCTTTTCTAGTTGATAATTGGAATTGATCTGAATTTATACTAATTGCGTACACATCAGATGGTAAACGATTAGTAACAATTCCTGAAGAATTTAATGTTGCTCCAATTCCAACACTAGTCTCACCTACACCAATAAAAGATGATTTTGGTGTATATACTAATTGTTCTGCATTACTGAAGAAATGATCTTTAATAGTAAATATTCCAGTTGATGTATCCAAAACTGAAGTATCTGATGGATTAAAGATTTTTTTATAGATTGGAATTCCACCATAGTTTAAATCAAAATCGAGTTTATTTGATCTATCCCCATTAATACTATCAAAAGCTGAAAGGATAATTTCTTCAGTTGCTGTCCCAAAATTCAAGATTTCTGGTTCATTATTATAATCATTTTCGGTATATAATACTTCATTATAACTTTGAATTTGTAAATTCGCAGAAATTGAAGAATCTGGGTAGAATCTCAGTATTGCATTAGATCCTACTATTTCTCCTCCAAAAGTTCCAATTCCAGATGTACTCCCGATAGAAAGAAATGGATATTGTAAAGTATATACATCAAATTTATCTTGAATCATCATCACTTGATGTAATGCACTAGTTTGCCCATAAGAGACATAAACAAGTGACTTGACACTTGTTGAATTATCAGTATTAATACCAATAATATCAGATACTGTAGATGAAATATTGTAATTGGATGTTAAATAAGCACTTCTTTCAGAACCATCTGGTTGATTTATAGATGTAAATCTATAAGTACCAATTCCAATTGAAGTTGTCCCAAATCCAACTATTTTAGATCTAACAAGAATTGAATTTATATCATTATTTGCATATTCTAAGGATAGTTTTGATCCATTAATAACTGGATTAAATGAACCAATAAATTGAGTGGTGATACCAGAACTACTATCAAAATAATACTCTGCAAGGTAAGTATCATTTCCATCATGATCTAAGAATAATTCGACATAATTCATCCTATTTGTAACAGTGTTCAGAATTTGTATATTTACGAATAATGATTCTACTGTATCCTTTTCGATTGAAATAATAGTTGCTGTAGATCCAACACCAACAACACTATTTGATCCGGTTAAGTTAACAAATCCTACCGATTGAGTATTAATACCTGAAATATTTGAATTAAAGTTACTTTGAAGAACTTTAATATCATAATCAGTATCGAATATGTCATTAGGTAAAAATCTTAAAGATTTTGAATCAAAAGTATCGATACTTCCAATCAAATCCCCTAATTCAATTTCTGTATTTGTTAGTGTTCCCTTTTCTAAAGTAAAGACATCATCATCATTAGAAAGAACTACCAATTCAGTTAACTGACGGGAAGAACTATTGGGATCAATTATCTGAACAAGATATTTGTAATAAGAATCTTCAAGAGTAGAAATATCCACATATGGATCTTTTGAACTTTCTTTATTGGAAAATCTATTACTTACGTCATCAACAATTAAAACTCTGTTACTAATACAACTAATATAATCTGTCAGTTTTTTATTTTTTAATTTAAGATATTTTGATTTATTTTCATAAGTATCGATATCGATGGTTAAATCGAAATTATTAATAGTATCAACTCTCTTTTCTTCAACTACATCTAGAACAATTAAGTCATTTGTAGTTTGTGTATATGAAGCAATACCGGATCTAGATTCAATTTGAACATCTGCAAAATTCTTTAAACCTGCAGTATGCAATAAACGATTTACTGGATCTACTAAATCATTAAATTGAATTGAACTTCTAACAGAATATGAAAGATTTTGATAATAATCATTATCACTTGTTACCTGATAACTTTCATTAATTTTTCCACTATCAGTTAACCAACCATAATCCTGTCTAATTGAATAATCTACTTGAAATTTTCCAGTATTTGGAACAATATCTGCTATAGTTGCTAATACTCCAGAATTTTTCCCTTTAATAACCTCATTTTTAGATAATGTATAGAATCCATCAACTTTAATATATTCTTGTCTAGATTCTTTTATGGTCAAATCTCTTTCAAAAAATCCAGTTCCTGTATTCGAAAGTAATTTTTCGCCAATTATAAAAGTAGAAAAACTTTGAACAACTTCAAATATGGGATAATTTTTCTTATTGATAATTGATGCAAATGCAGTTTGATTAGTTTTTGCAAATCCTGGATTAGTAGTTAATCCTGCAATATTAAATTCAAGTCTTGCAGGATTGGTATTTTGATATGAAGTAACTGTAAAGAACTGGTAATTATAATCTGAAGAATTAAATCCAGTACCGTTTGTTCCTTCTTTTTGAATTCCTTCGACGAATATTTCATCACCAACTTCAAAAACACTGGTTGAAAATCCAGTAATTGGAGTTGAAAGAATACATGTAACAATACCAGATACTGAAGAAGTTACGGAATTAACTCCAACTCCATTACTATTATCAATAGCAATAATTTTATGATTTATTGAACTCAATCCATAAGATTTTACGTTAATAACAACTTCCGAAATTGAATTTGAATATACTTTGCAGGTAAGTGATTCAGAATCAACTACTTGTAAAATATCTGGATTGAATATAAGTAAATTTGGTGCGGATGAATAATTTTTACCACCATCCAATACATTTACATTATCAATAGTGCTTGAATTTATTATTGATAATATTGGAGAAATATATGCTTCTGGTCTGAGAGTTTTATCGGAAGAATACTCAAATCCCTGATCCAAAACTCTAACTTTATTAATTCTACCAATACTAGTAGAAATTGATAATATATTGGCGTTAAATCCATTTTCGGAAGAAATATCTACAAACTTTGGAATTTTTTTGTAGGCATATCCTCCAAATAAGATTTGTAAATTATTAACTCCACCAATTGCAGTTTCTGATGTGGTAGAGTATTTCAATAAATCACATTGTGATTGATTATATGATAATTGTTCTGGAATTTTATATAAGGAAATATTAAAAGTCGTTGCAGCAACACCTGAAATTACGTGAGATCCACTATAAACACTATCGATAAAGAAAATTTCTGAATAATTTCTTACTTCAGTATCTGGATTAATAATAACTCCATTTTTTTCGAAAGAGTAATAAAGATTAGTTGGGAATCCATCGGAGTATCTGAGTGAATACGTCGATACAGTTCCTACACCAACTGTTCCAACTCCAGATATATTAAATTGAGAATCTAATCCTGTAGAAATAAATTCATTATCAAAATTCTGATCATAATAGAATTTCAATTTATAATTAATTAAAGATGGATCCGAAAGATCAAATTTTAAAGTCGAATTTTTAACTACGTCAAGTTTTGGATTAATAAGACTAATAATATGACTAGTTCCTCCCACACCAATAATATCAACAACTTTTGGAATAGATTGATTCAAGTCCTTGAAAGTTTCTGTCAGTTGAATCTTATTATCATCAATTTTATATACAAAATATCCACCAGTTGTTAATCCAGATGCAATTAAATCTGTAGAATTGTATTGAACTTTATCACCAGTCTCAAAATGGTGAGAATTGATAGTTATTGTATCAGTAGTAGTATTAATATTTGAAGAATTAAATCCTACTGGATTAATTAATAATCTTTGTGAATTTTGGTCATATTTTACTCTTACTGATGTTGAAGAACCTACTCCAACAGAAATATTTGGTTTTACTTCCAGTTTCACAATATCCCCATTTTGCATATTATGGGAAGTTGAAACAGAAACTGTTGTTTTTATTTTCTCTACAGTCCCAATAACTTGATCATAATTACTACCCAAAGAATACTCATAATTATTTGAACCATTACTGAAGAAAAATAGACCTCCAGTGTTAGTAGTTAATCCTACGGAAGTTGTTAATCCGATAAAATCTTTTGATTTATTAATTACATAGACAGTTTCACTATTAGTTACAAACGGTAAATTAAAACTAGAACCTCCTGAGGTATTAGATACTACTAATGCAGAAGTTCCTGATTTTTTATTAAAAGTTACTTGCTGACCAGTTTTGAATGGATGATTCGGTAAGTAAATATTTTGAGTTGTAACTGAAATTTGTTGAGTATATTCCCCAACAGTATAAGTTAAATTGATTCCAATTCCTGCAGTTGTCCCAACTCCAACAGATTGATTTGGATTAAAATAAACAAGATCATTAAGAGTTGAATCGAAATAACTTGTTTTAATTGGAATGGTAAATTTATTTGGTAAAATATTGACTATAGTAGTTGAGGTATGAGCAGCACCAATATCAGATCTACGAACTCTGAGAATTGAATTACTATCAAAAATATTCAATACTGACAAGATTTCACTTTCTATAGTTATTGAACTCCCAACAGATACTGATGGTGGAATATTTGAAACAAAAATATCTTCAACCTTTCCTGGAACTACATTCGAAAGTACATCTTTGAATAAAACAATTCTTTCTGAAGTCAATCCTACTTTATGATTTCCAAATAATTTGGAAATAGAAGTTGTTAATCCAGAAATTACAATATTATCTCCATCAAGTAATTCGTGATAAGGTTGATAAGAAACTAATACAGTATTTTGATCTTTCCAAGTTAAAATCGAATTGTTGTAAACATCTATTTGACTTTCGATTTTATTAATCTGTTTTCCTAAAATACTTGAAACTACTGCACTTAATCCACCGCCATTAGTTCCATCATTATCAAACACTGCAACATCACCAATTTTGTAATCATCTCCAGATTCCAAAATTGTAAATGATTCTACTGATCCTTTCGAGACTGATTCAATCAAAGATACTTGATTTACGATTTCATTAGACTCAATTAAGAAATCATTATCAGCATAAGGATCATTTACTTTATATGGGAAAGTATTTCTAGATAAAGATGAATTATTAAAATCAAATGTTTGATTTAATGTGAAATTTTCTTCAATAAGAGGTGATCTGTATGAATCACCAATAAAATATGGATAATTTGCTACTAGAGTATTTGTACTAATATCTGTAGAGACTCCGACAAAATAAGCATATATCCCATTTGGAAATTCTGGAGTTTTACAAAATCTACCATTGTGAATATCTAAATCTCCAGAAGCATCAAAACTATAATCTTCAATAAAGAATCCAGGACCAAATGGAGAAGGGCGATTTATAATATTTGAAGTATTTAAAGTATATCCAGTGCTTAAAACTTTTAATGAAGAAGTTATATTTTCTGGATTGGAATATCCGTATGGACCATAAATTGGATTTCCATCATATGCCCATCCAATAATTGGTGAGTGTAATAACCCAGAGTCACCAAAATTAGAATTTCCAATATTAACTGGATATCCAACAAATGCATACTCCAAATTATTTAAAGTATCTTCTAAAATTTCATCACCAAATTTAGATTGCTTATTGACTGTTAAGGATCTTATTGAACTTACTATAAGAGCATTTTTTCCTGCTGGTTCAATTTTTATTTTAGTATTTTCAGCATTATAATTTGTACCACCATTAATGACTATTACTTTGGTGATTTTCTCATTTTCTATGATTGGTCTTAAAATTGCTCCAGTACCAGTTCCACTAACAATTAATTCTGGAGTTGAACTATATTCCAATCCACCAGTTAAAATATCAACCTGACTAATAACTCCATTTTTAATTATTGCACTTAATTGAGCATTTTTTCCAGTTTTAAATGAAATTGTCGGAGTTTTTTGTAAATTTAAAATGTCCGATCCATAATTTGTTCCAGGTTCATAAAGATATGCATCTACAATTTCTCCAGTAACCACAGGAATTGCGGTAATTATTCCTACAATTGTGCTCCCAAAAGATACATTAACAGTTAAATTGATATTTGGATATTTGAATATATGATATCCCGAACCTACAGAATAGAATTTTATATAATTTTCTCTTTCATAGTTTGAAGTAATTGACGCACCAATTCCAACATCACATAATTTGAATGTATCATTATCAATTTTAAGAACATAATATTGATTACTAGTAGATAATCCAGAAATTGCAGTTCCTGTTGTAGAGTAATCTACCAAATCTCCACTTTTAAAATTATGATTATTGAATGTTATTGTATTGAATGCTGTCGATACTCCTGCAGTTGAAATATATAAATTTCTATTTTCATATCCACTACCAGGATTTAAAACTTTTATAGATCTTAAGGTATTCTTCTCTATAGTTCTAAACTTATGAATTCCATTATTATTTTCTGTTGTTATTCCAATAGTGTTAACACCAACAGTATAATCATTAAATGTTGGATATAATTTAACTGTACTTGGATTAACGACTTTTGGATAATAAATTGATCCACTTACTAACGTTTTATTCTGTACTTCATTATTAATTAAATCTGGTGGTCCAAAAGTTCCAATTCCTAAAGGTTCATTACCATTTTGACTGTAGATAATTGGTTGTCCATTTATAAAATTATGAATACTTCTAAATGTAATTGTTTCATCGGTAATATCTAATCCACCACCATTAATTAGTGTTCTAGCATCAAATTCAACTTCTCTAAATCTTCTTGATACAATTGGATTTAAAATTGCACCAGTTCCATTTCCTCCAGAAATAGTAGCAGAAACAACAGTATCTAAATCAAAATCTTGCGGATCTACTAGAACATTTTTTACAGATCCTCTGACAGCAACATTGACTTTCGCAGTAGTTCCTCCTGATGGTGGATTGGATACAACAACTCTTGGGGGATTAATTACATCATAACCTTGTCCACTATTGACTACTTTGATAGAATCTAATGGTCCATAATAGATCTTATCATCAGATTTTGGACTAACTATTTCTACTCCATTTATTAGCAATCCAATAGGTCCAGGTTGGGTTTCTTCTCCAAACCCATCTTCAAAGTTATGATTTAATGGAAATTTTCGAAGATTTTTTTGTGGACTAATAACTTTAGTTTTATGCTCTTCTAAAATAAATTTATGATAACCTAAAGTCTGTAAGGAATCAAATTGAATATAATCTAAACCTCCCACAAAAGATCTTGATGTATAAAGTCTTATTTGATTAGGAGGAGTTAATACTTGAATATAATAAGTCTCTCCAGAAACTAAACCAGGCATTGGTTCAAATTCCGATTCATAAACTACAGCGTCACCAGTTATAAATGGTACATTTGTAGAGAATGAAATAATAGAATATTTTTGAGTATTTGCATCAAAATCTTGTAGTCTTGGAGGACTTGCTTGAGATATTGAGGCATCATTAAGATTTTTTGTTATATTATAATTCGGTAATGAATTTGATGCAACATATCCAAAATGCTCATCATTATATAAATTTTGAATATCAGAAATTAATTTAGCATTCCCAAATTCTAAACTTGCTCCAGAACTAGATGCTTTTTTAATTTTTCTTCTAATATCATAATCTAAAGATACTGATGGAGAAAAGGGTCCAATATTATTTAAAGTAATCTGATTATTTGAATTATTGATATTAACGACTAGTGCATTAGATACAACTACATTTTGTGTTCCTCTGACTAAAATATCTACATTATCATCAATTTTTAAACTTGATTTATCTATCTTACTCAATAATGTAAATGTAGATCCGGAAATTTGTCCAATTTGATATCTTGAACTAGTATTGTAAATCCAAGAATTTGCAAATATCTCTTTATATGTTTTATTAGTTTCTGGATTATTAATTACTTCACCGAGATTTTTAACAGTGATAGTTTCTTTTTCTTCAGCAAGATAAATGTCCGAAGTTGGAATGAATTCTGATAAAACTCCAGTAATTCTGAGTTCAACTTTTTTGGTAGTATCTCCATCTTCATACCCATAAACTATATCGTTAGATCTAATATTATCTGTGGGGTTTATAGTTGCAGTAATATTAGAACAACCTAAAAATTGATTAATAGTTTTATCAGAATATTTAATTGAATTTGATCCAGATATAAGTGTTCCTGATTCTGAAAATCCTATAGTCGAATCTACAGAAATAATAGATGATCCAATAGAAACAGTTTCGAGTGATTTTGTATTACCAGTAATAAAGAATTCACCTTCAGTTAATTCATCATCATTATAACCAACAAAAGCACTTAACTTATAATAAGTTTTTCCACTTCTAGTGAGAATTTCAATTTCTGATACTGCTGCTTGAGTTTTTGGATTTTCTAATCTTCGAATAGTTTGTCCAAGTAATTTTAATGGATCTCCAGAAATTCTTTCTACAATAGATACTTCCCTTCTTCTGAATTGAGCATCTGATGGTTTAAGTAGTAGAGTTTCGAGATCAATAACTTTTGGAGATTCTCCATATAGAATATTGAAAAGAATTCTAAAAGATTCCTCGGTTCCTTTTGATTGGTAGAAACTTCTTGCTTCCTTTATAAAATTACTAACATCTAGATTAGGAACAAATGCTACATTTTCTAATCCTGGAGTTAAAGTAAATTTAATTTTTTTATAAAATTCTTGTAAAAACAAAGAACTTAAATTAATTACTCTAGAATTATCTAAATGAGATGCACTAGATGAAATTGAAAATTCTAATTCTTCTGGAGAATTTTCTTTATGATATGTTGTAATTCCACTAAATCCTCTAACACAACCAGTAAATGTACTTGAAGTAGATCCAGTATAAGTGATAATTTCATTATCAATTTTTAATAGTCCATACTGATTAGGAAATCCTTTTGTAGAATCTACAGAAATGATATCCGAATTATCAGTAATACTATTAGTAAGAAAAGTATCTCCCTGTACAACTTCTGGTGTTAAATTATCTAATTTTAAATATTGATCTAAATTATCTGCAAGATCAACAGGTCCTCCCTGATATTCTTGAGAAATATAATATTGCTTTAAGAATTCGGAAGCTTTTGGTGATTCTGAAAGTAAAAATTCAGGAATCTGATTATCAATTATCTGTTGAATTTTAACTCTACTATTAAATCCAGTTTCAATCATATTTTATTTCCTCTCCAGATCTCCATTTGAATAACTTGATGTATAGTAGTCTCTTGCAAATGTAACTCCAGAGATATCTTCTCCTGAAGCAATCACGTCTCTTAACATATTTATCTTACTGTTCGAAAGATCAAAATTTAAATACAAATCCTTCAATCCAACTACATCGTTAGATTCTGGAAATGCTTGAATTTCAATAATATTATCAGATTTTATTGTGGATGTAATATTAATTGTGGTGAGAATAATTTCACCTTTAGTATAATCAACAGTTCCTGCCGATTTTACAATAACGCGATAACTTCCATCTGCTTGTTTTTTAACTATTGATACGACACCCTTACCACTTCCATCTAAATTTCCATTTAAATCTTTATTTGGAACATCAGTCAAATATACTGGATCTGTAGTTGATGATAGAAAAAATCCAGAACTTTTTATATTATATCCATTTGAATTAATATGAAATTTATTACCAAAGCATAGTTCATATTGAGCAAATTGATTTAGAAGTGCCTTTAAATTCCTTCTAATTTTAATTTTGGTAATGTTTGATGTAATCGCAGTATCAACTTTATCAATAACTTGTAATATTTTACTGTATTTAAATCTTCCACCAAATTTATTCAGATCAACTGATGAAGCATAATCTGATAGTGATGTTGTAATAGTTGTCTTTAAATTATCTACATTTGTAATTTGTGCAGAATTATAATAGATTGAAGAATCTATTTCTACATAAAGAACTTTAAGATCTATAATTTCTTGCTTAATTCCACTTAAAGAATAATTTTTCAATTTCAATAAGATATTTTGCTTATCGAAGTCGGAAACAAAATCTCCATTTTTCGGTTTTATACTAACTAAAACTTTTCCAAATTGTGGTGGATCAAGTTCTTCTCCACCAACAACTGATACTGATTCGGTATTTGGATATATTTGTTGAATAATTGCCTCATAATCTCTCGAAGTAACTGCTCTATATTGTGCAGAATAAAGACGAGGAGCAAAATATTTTACTGAAGAAATAGATTCAATTTCTCCACCATTATTTGCTGAAGAAACTGTATTAACAGTAATTGAACCTGATGGTATAGAAATATTATTGTTAGAATCTTTAAAAGTTCCCTGAAATGAGAATCTTGATGCACCATTACCTTCTTTTCCATCAGTAATGATGTAAGTAACAGTTATAATAGTTCCATTTTCTAATTTTCTACCAAAAATTCCATCACCAAAAAGAAGTTCGTACTTTTCATCTTGAACTTCTTGAATTAAATAAGTTTCTGATGTGGAATTGACATTTAAAATATTATCAATTTGCTCATATTGTCTCCCTAATCCACTATCATTGATACCTTTAACATAAGAAACTATTGTAGATGAATCAATAAATGAATTTTCAAGAATAAATCTTTGATCTAATGATCCATCGACAACAAATTGCTTGGTTAGAAAAGTTCCTTGATAAACTTCAATTGGAAATTCTGTAGATCCAAAGGTTGCAAAACCTCCAGATACAGTTGTTGTAACATTTTCGGGAATTGAGAATGTATATGAAGTATTATCTGATGCTCCTACACACACTAGACCCGCTTGTAGCGTAAGTGTTTGACTAGTTGTAGTCGTTGGTACTTGAAAGGATATACTTGCTCTTGCAGCGGTTCTTGAGCGGGGTACGTAACCAATATTTCTTGCTAAGGAAACAACATTCTCTCTTAATGTTGCCGAATCCAAAAAGGATTCATTAACAATCATATTGGAATTGAATGCTGTAATATAAGTGTTATATGCTAAAGTATCGATTAATACAGAAAAATTGGACCCTTCGAAGTCAAAATCCGTAAAATTGGAATTTGCACGAAGATAATCCTTAATGGATGTCTTTATCTGATCAAAATCTAAATTAGTAAACTTAGTGAAAGGCATTTTATCTTGTTGCCTCTAGTATGAATGAGAATTCTTGTGTCGGAAACTCTTGTCCAACGATATCAAATATAATATTTACATTAAATGTGTTAATATCCGGTTGAGGATCAACTTCAACTCTCACATTATTAATTCTTGGTTCAAAATTTGAAAGAGTTGATAAAATTTGATCCTCAATTACAGATGCCGTACCATAATCAACAAATTCAAAAAGACTTGATCTCACATCAGAACCAAGAAGAGAGTTAAAAAATCTTTCAGTTGGAATAGTCTCAACTAGATTTCTTACTGATCTACGAATTGCACTCTCATTTTTGAGAATTGGGAGATCCTTGGTCACTGGATGTGGATCGAAAGATAAACTAATATCCTTAAATGATCTTGATATCCTTGTGATTGACATTAAACAAAAGTTATCTTGATTTATTTATACCCTATTACCAAGAAGATCCATAAGATGGTTCAGTTCCATATGACCAATCATCATAATCATCATCATTACGAATTTTTTCATGTAATTCTGATTGCTTAGATAGATTATGTTTCGGTGCATTATCCATCATTACTTCCTGAATAACTCTTTTTTGTGGTGATAATTCATAATCAGTGATCAATTTTGTAGTTCCCCACATTTCTCTCATATAATTTGAATCTCTATCTGTTGATGAATTTGACATTTTTAACTCCTGTTTTAATGAATAAAACAGAACTTTTATTAACGTGCGGTTTCTATCGCACATTTATATTTAACGATCTACTTCACGCAACGAATAAGAGTCTGAGTTAAGGTATTTTAAAATTTCGAGTGCTATTAAACGTGGATTTCCTTCACCGCATGTATATACATCTACTGCTAAACAACCGTTTTCTGGCCAAGTATGGCAAGAAACATGACTTTCTGCAAGAGCAATCACGACTGTACATCCCTGTGGAATAAAATCGTGCGAAAATGTGTTTAAAATGGTCATTTTGGCACGATTGATACCTCTGATCATTGCATTTCGAAGCGATTCCACATCATTAATCGCTTCAAAATCAACATTGTACACCTCTAGAAGCAGATGTTTGCCCATCGAATGCTGTTTCAACTCAATTTTATGCAGAGAACTTATTTATTTTCTCTTTCCTTCACAGTTTCCCAGAAATAATCGTCTGTATCACCAAGCCTATCCCATCTGATACCGTTTTCAACTTGGAAAATATGAGTCGAAACCTTAAAATCGGGTGTTTTTGGAGTTTCTGGAGTGATTGAAAGGTCAAATACTCTCATTCGGTTGTTTGGGTATAGACAGAACTGACCATTTTCAAGCATAATACAGTTATGTGACTTATGTTCATCAGGAAATTCACTGACGTTCGTATCAATTACATCTGGATCGACGTGATAGTTGTCTAATGTGAACAGATATTTGCCCTTCAGGAATTCATAGTTACGAGTATGGACTTCAAAGTCCATGGTAGAGATATGTTGCTTTACAATTGCCCGCACACCATAGTCCATACAGTTCCAAAACTGTAAGTTTGGTAAGTCCATATCAACTTCTGGTGTTTCTGGAGACGAGACAAAAGCCGATATCGGTAATTTATCGAACATTGCCGCATACTCAGGTAAGTACGTCTCAAAATAAAAAGCACGTCCAGGCATGGACTTTGCCGATACCCAAACGCCTTCTACAAACTCACCATGTCCATCCTTAAGGTCGCGTAAATATTCTTTACGAACCCAAACTTTTGTCGTAGGTAAATTGGTAATTAAACAACTCATCCTTTACCTTGACCTCTATACTTTTTACGAGCCTTATTACGAGATGTAGAGGCATACTTTGTATTTGCTCCACATCCTTGTCGAGTACTCTTTGGATGAGACTCAATAATTTCTTTACCACTCAAAGATTTTTTAATAGCCATTAGTTTTCTCCTATAATTTCAGTTTCGATTTCATTTGGATTTGGAGAACCAGTCCGATAGAATTCTACCGACAGATCCTCCATAGTATTGAAGTATTCTTCTTCTGTGAGATTTGAATAAATTTTCTTTCCCTTACAAAGAATGTTAAATGACTCTTGTCTTTTCATGCCCAACACGAATTCGAGGATCGCACCAAATTTCAAATCCTGCCTCTTTTGCATCAAGACAGAATGATACGTCTTCACCACACATATCCTGAACTTCTCCAGATTCAAATACTTGCATCTTAGGAGCAAACCATGGATACTTCATTTCAGAATGTTCAAATACTCCATTCTTAATCAAGAGCCAACCAAATCCAGTATAGTCAACAGTAAATGGTTTCTTACGCTTTTGCATTGTTTCAATGGTTTCATGATTCATAACTCCACCATTATTGCGGAAATCATCCTCCTCTAACCAATGAGCAACTGAACTAGTCATACCATCTTCGGTACAATACCAACCAGCAGCAAGATCCTTATCCATCAGAACGAGTTGCCAAAACTTTTCACTGTTGAATACAATGTCGCTATCAATCCAAAGTTGCCAATCATAATTCAGTTTTCCGTCCCAAGGTTTTTGATCCGGACCACGAAGAACATTTGCTCCTAAGCACTTGCATCG